TATACAGCGCGCAGCAGCGGTTTTCCGGGCTTTCTGCGCGCCGTATATATACGACGCCCAGGGGCGGATTATCCTGCCCCTACCGGTAGCGCTAGGTTAACGTTACAAGTGCAGCCTGTCAACAACTATTTTCGTGAGGTTGGCGCGGGCACTGGGCCCGCGCTTGGGTTGAGGTTTAATCCTGATCGCGCTCCCATGCGATATCGTCATCTGCGCCGTGAGCGATATAAGCATCCGAACCGTAAGCGGGACGCTCGGCGGCCCAAGAATCGAAACCGACGGGAAGGCGACCGGAAGCAAGACGAAGATTAAGAGCGGCGGCTTGACGTTCAGCGCGAGGCTCGACTTCTTCTGCCCAGCGAGCAACGGCGACGACGACTGAGCGGCGATCTCCAGCTTCATTCTCGGCGACGACTTTAGCGGCGGTTCCGTAAACGTCACCGCGAGGATTATCCATATCGGCCATCTCTGGATTCTGATCGATAACGACTAAATCCGAAGCTGCGAAAAAGGCTACTGGGGCGAATGTCATTTTGGTTCTCCTGGTTGATTCGTTCGTTGTTGCTAGGTTGTATTTAATCATAACAAGTGCAACCTGTCAATAATAGTTTTGTAACAGTTTGTAACAGCCGCACCTTGTAGCGTTTTAAAATCACGCGGCGCTTTTTGGAGTTTAGATTATGGCTGATATGCACCGAGCATATTCTGTGCTTGAGATTAAAGCGCTCGACGAAAAAACGCGGACGTTTGAGGGCATTGCTAGCACGCCCACGCCGGATCGCATGGAAGACATTGTCGATCCGAAGGGCGCGAAGTACACCCTGCCGATTCCGTTGTTGTGGCAACACGCACGCGGTTCGATCACCGATCCCGTGGGCTGGATCGATGAGGCGAAAGTCACAAGCAAGGGCATCACGGTTAAGGGGCGCTTTGCGCAAGTCGATGGCCCGCCATCGCTGAAGGAAGATTTTGACCGCGCGTGGACGCTGGTTAAAGAAAAACTTGTGCGCGGGTTGTCCATCGGCTTTAACCCCACGAAGTGGGAACCGATTCCCGAGACGATGGGGTTCACGTACACCGAATGGGATTGGCTGGAGTTGTCCGCAGTGACCATTCCGGCCAACGCAGATGCAAGCATTACATCCGTTAAGTCAGCAGACCGCGCGATCCTTGCCGCGACAGGCACTCGGGATCGTAAGGTGGTGAGCTTAGCAAAATCATCCCCCGGCGCTACGGGCTCAGCAACACCAACACCAAAAGGTAAAGACATGAAGATGACCACAGCAGAGCAGATCGCTTCTTGGGAAGCGAAACGGGCTGCCAGCGCCGAGCGCATGGGAGCGATCATGGAGAAGTCGTGCGAGGAAGGGCGCGCGCTCGACGATGAGGAAAAGGAAGAGTACGAAAACCTTAACGCCGAAGTTAAGGCATGCGATGAGCATATCGTGCGGCTGAAGGATTACGAGAAAATCGTTGCGTCGAAAGCTACTCCGGTTGAGGCGAAAAAGGTCACCGATCCCGATAGCGGTTCAAAGGCGCGCGAGCCCAGCGGCATTCTCAGTGTTCGCCCGAACGTGCCCAAGGGCATTGCTTTCGCGCGCTACGCTAAGGCGCTGATCAACGGCCAAGGTAACCCGATGCTCGCGTTGATGTATGCGAATCAACAACGCCACTGGGAAGCACAGACGCCTGAAGTTGCTGCGTTCATCAAGGCGGCGGTCGAAGGCGGCACCACGACCACAAGCGGATGGGCGAGCGAGTGGGTGTACAACCAGAATTTGGTTAGCGAGTTTATCGAACTGCTGCGACCGGCGACGGTGATCGGGCGGCTGCCCGGTTTGCGTCAAGTGCCGTTTAACGTTCGAGTCAACGGACAGGACAGCGGGTCTACTGCCTACTGGTCTGGCCAAGGCGCGGCCATCCCCGTGTCGAAACTCAACTCCATTGAGGTGACGTTGGGTATTGCGAAGGCGACCGGTTTGGTCGTGTTAACCGATGAACTGGTGCGTTCGTCTGAGCCGTCGGCCGAGATGAAAGTGCGCGATGATCTGATCGCGAGCATTGCGGAATTCTCAGATCGTCAGTTCTTGGATCCGGGCGTGGCGGAAGTCACCAACGTATCGCCGGCTTCGATCACTAATGGCGTCACACCTCTTACGCCTACCGGCACGAATCTGGCCGCGTTGCGTGCGGACGTACAAACGCTGTTCCGTGATTTCATCAACGTTAACGACAACCCCCGCAGCGCCACCTGGATTATGGACACGAGCCAAGCTCTTGCCATCAGCATGATGCAGAACGCGCTAAGTCAAAATGAATTCCCGAACCTCAACATGGAGGGCGGTATATTCATGGGCTTGCCGGCGGTGGTGTCGAACGCGGCGAACATCGCCGGGTCGCCTGATAGCGGACGCATGATTATCCTGGCGAAGACCAGCGACATTTTGTTCGCCGATGATGGCAACGTTGCAATCGACGCGAGCCGTGAGGCATCCATCGAAATGACAGATGCACCTAGCGGTAACGCAGCGACCGGTACTGCCGGTACGACTTCGTTGGTTTCCATGTACCAATCAAACAGCGTAGCGGTTCGCGCTGTGCGGTACATCAATTGGAAAAAGGCGCGCAGCACAGCAGTAGCCTTTATCCAAGACGCCGCTTACGTTGCCTAAGCACTAGGCTAGCCACCACTCACAACCGGGCAGGCTCGCGCACTACAGCGTGCCGCTGGGAGCGGAGTTCTATCGTTCCCGCCCGGTTGCTTTTTCTTGAGGCTGATTATGATTGAAATGGTATCCACTGCGTCGCACATATACGCGGGCCGCGCGCTGCGTGTGGGCGATAGGTTCGTGGTTCAAGATCCGCGGCACGTGCTTGTGCTTGTTGGATTGAACAGAGCGCGTACAGTCCAGCACTACGACGAACTACCCGAGGGCAAAGCAATCGGTGCGATGACCACTGCCGATATGAATGTGCCCATCGAGAATACTTACATGACACGCGACCATAACTACGGTCGTGCTAATCGCGCGACGAAGCGCAACAAGAGGCAGGGCGCGTAGCGTGCGGCTATTCGGTTTCGAGATTGCGCGCACTAAGTCGCAATCGCTTCCCACTGGAATGGGCACGGGTGCTTGGTTTCGTCTATGGGGCGAGACGACTACCGGTACATTCCAACAGGCAGTAACAATAGACTCCCCCCGCGAGATCCTTGCCTATAGCGCGGTCTACTCTTCGGTGACTGTGATTGCGCAGGACGTGGCCAAGATGGCGGTGGAGTTGATCCAAGACGATGAGCACGGCATCGGTAGTGTGGTGCGCGGTTCTTCTCCCTACCTCGCCGTGTTGCGCAAGCCTAACCCGTATCAGAACCGCATAAAGTTTTTCGAGCAGTGGATCGTATCGAAGTTACTGTACGGTAACACGTACGCGTTGAAGGTACGCGATGCGCGCGGCATAATTACGCGGCTCTACATTTTAGACGCGCAGCGCGTCACTCCGATGGTTGCTGAGAACGGCGAAGTATTTTATCGCTTAGGCGTCGATACTTTGTCGGGTGTCACTGAGCCGGTGATTGTGCCCGCCCGCGAGATTATCCACGACACGATGGTGGCGTTGTGGCACCCGCTGATTGGCGTGTCTCCGATCTACGCGTGTGCGGTTAGCGCGACGCAAGGCAACAAGATCCAAAAGAACAGCACAAAGTTTTTCGACAACATGAGCCGCCCGAGTGGCATCTTGACCGCGCCCGATACGATCAGCGATGAGGTCGCGGGGCGCTTAAAGCAAGAGTGGGAAAAGAACTTTACCGGCGAAAGTATCGGCCGCCTTGCGGTGTTGGGCGACGGGTTGAAATATGAGGCTATGACCATTCCCGCGCAGGAAGCGCAATTGATTCAGCAACAGGAGTGGACCGTCAAAGACGTGGCGCGGTGCTTCCATATTCCGCTATTCAAAATCGGCGGCGACGTACCGGGCGGCACGACGATTGAGGCGCTCAACCAAATGTACTATAGCGACTGCTTGCAAGCGCTTATCGAATCCGCCGAGCTTGCACTTGATGAGGGGCTTGCGCTGCCGAACCGTTATTACACGCGGTTTGATCTGAATGGTTTGATTCGCATGGATACTGCTGCGCGCTACGATGCAAAGAACAAAGCGATTGCGGGCGGTTGGCTTGCGCCGAATGAAGTGCGCGCGAGTGAGAACTACAAGCCGGTAGAGGGTGGCGACTCGCCGATGATCCAGCAGCAAAACTATTCGTTGGCTGCGCTTGCGAAGCGCGACGCGCAGGATAATCCATTCTCCACAACCACACCCGCGCCGCCTGCCGTAGTTACACCCGCGCCCGATGA